GCTTTATAATTTTTACCTCTATTAGTAAGTATAATACTTGATATAGTATTTCCAGATATTGTTATATCTCCAAATGCCCCAACTCCTGTTCCTGTAGAACTAGTAAAGGGTACATTTAAATAAGTTCTATCAACTAAATCTGTAGGGTTTATAGTAATAGGAGATGCTAATGCATTGCCTACTATTAAATAACTTATACGTGATCCTGATATATAACTAGTAAATGCACTGTTTATTTCGTCTTGTGAAAATTTTATTAAATATCTACTAGTTTGTGCTGAATCATCTAATAAATAAGTTGATGCTTCTAATATCTCATCTAACCCTGTATTCATATTAGTATTTTGGGTATATAAGGTAGCGTCTTTTTCAGGAAATAATTTATAAATTGCCATTTAATTATATATTAAAGTTTTTCAAATCATTAAGTTTAGGTTTTACATTTTCAGGAACAATACTTTCATCTATACTATCGGGTATGCCTCCTTCTGCTGGGAGTTGATCTATAGGTGTGCCAACAACTTTTTCAATATCTAAATTTGGATCTGCTAGTATTTCTAAGTAAGTCCTATCAGGTGTATATTGTTGTAATGTCATTGTTTCCAATGTTCCTCCATCTTCAGAATTTATAGTAGTATCTATAAATTTTGCTCTTGTAGGATATCTTAAAACTTTATAATCTCCTCCATCTATAAATGAAGATTTTGTTCCATTTGCCTTTGAAGTTCTATTAGGTCCACCTCCTGTTCCTTGTTTTATTCCTGATTCTGGGTTTTCAACATCTAATGCTGTTACTTTTAATGTATCTGTTAAAGGAGATTCACCGTCTGTAGCCCTTACTATTCCTTCTTTATTAGTATAAAATGGATTTGAAGGGGTATAAGTTTGTATAAAACCTGATCCATTAGGACCATTATCATTAATAGGACCCCCACTTCCTCCTTGTTTTACTCCAGCTGATGTGCTTTCAACATCTAAACCTGATATTTTAGTAGACTGAACTAAATCATTAGTTGAAATATTAGATCTTACTATACCCTCATTATCAGTAAAATAAGCATTAGTTGAAGTATATCTTTGAACAAAACCAGAATTAGGATCATTAGTTGAACCTCCATCAATTGGTGTTCCATCTAAGGGTTGATTATTATTTCCTTTTTCATATTCTGCTTCTAAAGGGGATTGTTTTGGGGGAATTGGTCCTGGATTATTACCTAAATAAGTTCCTGGTGCTGCTACTCCTGTAATACCTTGATCTCCTCTAGTTGTTACTTTAAGTGTATCTCTATATCTTTCTAATAAGCTTTTCTTATTTTTTTATTTATAATGGTACTACTCTTCCTACAATATCAGATGTAGGATATTTTAATTCAAAAATCATAGGATCTACTGAAGGATATATAATACCATTATTAGTTGCTGCTGATATATCATATGAATAATCACTATATCCTTTACTTGCTCCTGCTATATTTTTAATAAATACATTAGTTACAGTTTGTACCCCTTCTACTTTATCGATTAATATGCTTAAACTTTTTAATAAAATAGGTTGATTTATATTCCAATTATCTATACTAAAATACTCTGTTAAAGAATTTATACAGTTTAAAATTACTTCATTATTATTAAAATTAGGTAATACTATTATATCAAATTCACAAGTTATATTAATAATATAAGCATCTTTAATTTTTATAGAATCATTTATCATTCTATATTCAGATAAATAAGTTTTTAAATTTTGTTTTAAAGTTGAAGAAGCTGTTCTTAATGTTTTATTTGAATTATAAGATAAAACATACATATCTAAAATTGTAGGTAATTCACCTATTCCATATTCTGCTACTTTAGTAGGTTGAATAAAAGCTTTTGCTATAGTACCTATATTAGCGGGCATACTTAATGCTCTAATTAAATAATCTTGTTGTGTAACAGTTCTTAGTTGATTTTGAAAATTACCTAAAGCATTTTGTCTAATTTCTTCAACTGTATCTGCACCTTGTCCCCCATCTGCTGCTAATATATTATTTGTTGCTAAAGAATTAAATATAATATTAGCTAATGGAGTGTTTGTAAGATCTGGGTTTTTAAATACTACTCCTTCATTATTAAAATTAGTTAATGTGCCAGATTCAACATTGGCAGATAATCCGCCCCCTGTTAAATATCTTATAGTTAAAGTTGTATTAGCAGGTGCAATACCATAAGTATCAGTAAACATAAAATTTAAAGGAGAATAAGCTGCTGTTAATTTGTCTTTTGAAAAAGCTAATCCTGTACCCACATTATCAGGGTTTGGAACTAAATCTTCATCATTGTCAGTTACAGTTCCTGCTCCAAAGCCTAATTGAAGGGTAGTAGAATTTAAAAATCTTGTTGTAAATCTTCTTTGAACTTGTTTTAAATTTAATAAATTAGGAGCATCATCTTGAATTGCATTTGGATCTGTATATGAAGCATTTATTTTTGTAGTAAATACAGTATCCTGTGCTAAATTTAATACTTCATGCCATTGGTTTCCATCACTATCAAAACAATCTAAGACATTGATAATACTAGAAGCATTTATATTTACTGTTGGGTATTTAGAAGGAGCGTTAAATACACTTTGTATTGAATTAATAGTCCCCGATATTGCTTTTCTCGTTTTCTTTAGTAAAAATCTTTGGGGTGTATTAGCTGATAAAGAGTAAATAGAAATATCCGTTGGATCTTGAGAGGAAGAAACAGAAAAATCACAAACATCTTCTGTTATAAAATTAATACTAGCATTTTCATTAGAAGTTAATTGAAAACCACTTGGGATTTTTAAAGCATAATCAAAATCAGGTACAGATGCTCCATTAACATCAATTTTATTAGGTAATAATTGATAAATAGCAACATCTACAGTTGCCGCAGTTGTAACTTTAGGTTTAGAACCTAACATATAAGCTAAATCAAATAAATTTTGTTCTTGTCTAGCATATTGTATAAAAGTTTCTTGTATTTGATTATCTAAATAAAAGGATAAAACATCTCCTACATAAGCAGCCATTTCAATAAATAACATTCCTGTTGAATCTGTAGAAAAATCATTATAAGTGTTAGGAAAATATGTTTGCGAATAATTTATAAGAGAATTTCTAAAACTATTAAAATTTCTTTCAGTATATACTATATTTCTATTTAAATTTGCCATTATTGTATTGCTATATTTATTTCATCCTCTACTCCTATATTACTAATTATATAATTTATAAATAGATTTATTGTATTTGTATCTGGTTGATTATCAAAATTTATATTTTTTATAGTTATCTCTGGAAATTGTAATGTTACGTTATCTTTAATTCTTGTTGTTATAGCACTATTAGTTCCATCATTAATTCCTTCCCCTATAAAATCCCTTAAATTTGCACCAAAAAGAGGTTGCATAACTCTTTCACCTTTGTTGGTTAATAACCAATTAACTAAATTAGTTCTTATTACTTCTTTAGTTGTGTAAGTTGGATTAAACACAGCTCTTCCTGATAGGGGTAAACTAAAGCCTAAGGCAGCACTACCACTACTAACTGTTGGAAAAACATTACTTACAATTTGAGCCATTATTTACTATTCATTAAATTCATTATTTGGTCCATACCCACATTACCTGCAGGAAGAGAACCATTAGCCATATCCATTCCTGGATTTGGTCTAAAAGTTTGTGCATCATTACTTGTAAAAGAATTTGCAGTTTCTCCTAAAATATTTTTATAAGCATCTCTTTTATCTTGAGCTGACATTACTGGAGTAGTTGGAGGAGTTTTTGGTGATGATTGAGTAAAAGATTCTACTATAGGAGTCTGTGATACTACCTTTGGGGATTTTACTGCCTCTAAGAGTATATCTTTTAATTCTTCTTGTATTACTTCTCTAACAGTTTCTTTAAGTACTTTTTTTAATTCTGTTAACTTCATTGTTAGTTTTATTATAAATATTAATAATTTATGTTTTTATATCAATTATAATCCAGTAGGTATAGGTAAACTATTTCTACCAAATTCAAAATACCACTTATCAGCTATTGTTAAACCTCTATTTGCATCTTTTAAATCAAAATAAGTACTTGAATTTGGATTACCCCCACTAGGATACCAAAATGGTAATTCAGAAGCTATTTGGGCGTTTCCATTATACCATACTATCCCTAGCGTATTTAAAAGTTTTAGAAAAACTTTAGTTTTTGCATATGCTTTTCTTTGTTCAAATGTTAAACCATCTTCAGCAGTATTAAAATCAGGTGGGAGTAAATTATCAGGTCTTAAATTTACAGTTTCAACAATATCAATTTCAGCATCATAAATAGCTTCCAATTCAGCAGATGATATTAATTCTGTAGATGTTCCATTTATATAAATTCCATTAATAATAGGTTGATTATAACCTATTCCCTTAGAATTAAAATATTCTTTTAAAGGATCATTAAAACTATAAGGTCTATCTGATAAAAATAAATAATTTGCTACTTCAAAAATAGCTTGCATAAGAGGTTTTCTTTTAGCCATTTCTGGTCTTAAACTTATAAATTCACTTCCTATAGTATTATCATTAAATAAATTTTCAGCTGTTGCTGCTAATCTTTCTGAATATGGGTATAATTTATTATTTGAATTGTTAGCAAAATCTCCGTCATTTTGCCATCTTTTTTCACTTGAATTATAACTTTTTCCTATATTATCTGCGGCATTTAATAAAGATCGAGCTTGTGCTCTTATTTGTGATATAGCCCCATTTAATAGTTCTTCACTTACAGTTTTAGCATAATCTGCTAAAAATAATTTTTTAATAGTAGAATCTAATACTCTATCACCCTGTTGCCATTCATATCCTTCATTAGCTACAGCTTGTTCTAAAACAGTTCTTGAATTATCAAATGCTTCCTGAACTAATGTAGGATAATAACCTTTATTAGGTCCTTGATCTTGTGATAATTCCCAAGCTAATTCATATAATTCTTCAGCTTCTTCTCTACTAGCACCATAAATAGACATTAATATAACAATTTGTCCTTCTTTAAATATAGCTTTTAAAGGATCTTCTGCTGGTTCTGGGGGTGGGAATATTAAATCTTTAGTATCAATTAACCATTTCATCTCATTAACTAAAACTAAATTTGATGAAGAAAAAGATTCATCTCCTAATAATGTTTCTACAAGTGCATTTTCATTATAAAATTCTCCATCTATAACAGATTCTTTATTTTGTGCTATTATTTGTTTTTTATCAAATGAAAAATCTGTAGATAAAAAATTTAATCTTAAATAATAATCTCCATATAATAATCCTGGGGGAGTTGTTAGTATTTCTTCTAATGCTTCGTTAGTTAATACTCCTACAAAATTTTCAGTTGTTGCCTCTAAATCTTCAGCTGTAATATTAGGGTCTTTTTCTATACAATCATTTAAAACAACATCAAATTCATTTAATTTAGTAATTACTTCTCCAACATCTTTTTTAATTATATCTAAAGCTTCAGGAATTGAATCTAAGGATGCTTTTTCTTTATCTATTAAAGTCCCTAAATTATCTAAAGCATCAGAAAAATTATTAAATACATTTAAAGGTAAACCTACACCAGGAGGAACAGATGAGGGTGCTGGGATTTGCTTTATTATAGTTTTTCCAGTATTTAAAGCTTCAGCTGCTATTTCAGAACCTTTTGCTACTTTATTTAAAGTAGCTATTTTTTGTTCTATTTGTTCTAAAGCACCATTAATTTCATTTTTTTGAATTATTAATTTTTTTAATTCATCAGTTGTTGGGCAACCTTCTTTAAATTTATCAATTAATACATCTAGGGATTTGTTAAACTGAAATGTTGCTCTAGTTATACTAGTTACAATTTTTGATATAAAATCTGCTAAAGCCATTATAAAGTTCTTGTTGTTTTTGATTTATAACTTTCAATTGAGGTTAACATAGTTTGAGCTTGTAATCCTACTTTAGTTGCTGATTGTGCAACTGCTATATTAGGTTGATATGGAACTGGTGTACCAACTGTTCCTAAAGCTGACGTTAATGAAACAACGTTATTTAATAATTTTTGAAAATCATCTAAAAATTTATCTCCCAATATTAAAGGTTCAGTAGTACTTTCTTCTTTATCTCCTAACATTATTTTAGTTCCAACTTTAACAACAAAGTTAGATGGAGTATCAAAATTAAAACCTTTTTGAGCTCCAAAAGATATTGTTCTTGCAGAACTAAGTAAAATATGATCATTTTTAGAATTAAATAATAAACGACCTGAATTAACAATAACTTGAGAACCATTATATGAGCTAGGGGAGCTAGGAATTTCACCAAAAGCGGGTGTGTAGGAACTATAATCAGTACTTGCTGCACCTATAGGTATTTGTTGATTTGATGTTAAATATAATGAAGATTTATCTGTATTTATATTTTCTACTTGTGGGATCCAAGAATCATCCTGTGTTTGGGTTTGTCCATTTTTTAGAATAATAATAGGTTCTCCATTTACTCCACTATCTGACCAAGGATTAAAAGGTGTTGAATTATTTACTGTACTCCCAAATCTTATAGTATTACCCCATCTCCCTTCTATTAAAACATCTCCTTCAAAAGGTTGTAAATTTCTTATTCCTGTTCTTTCTTTAAAAGTAAAACCAAAATTAATATCTTCTATATTAGTATCAGATGATACTTCTACTCCAGCTTCAGTTTTAGCATAATTTTGACCTTGGGTGGGTTTAGTAGCAAGGGAATTTGGAGAAGCATTATGATGTATGCTATTCCATATATTAATACTTTGAAAATAATAATATGCTTTGCCAGTAGATGGATTTGTTTGGGTAGTAGCATTAGGTAGTGAAATTATATAAACTATTTCATTTACTAAGGGTAAAAATGTTATATTAGAATATAGGGGACTAGCAAAGCTTAAAGTAGATAAAGACTTTCCTGATGGGTTAGATAGTTCTTCAAATAAAATACCACCTATACTACTATATTCTCCATATTCTTTCCAATTAATAGGATAATCTTTTCCATTTAAAGAAACAAATTTAACTCTTACAGGTATTATTTCTGGTCCTTTTGAAGATTGTAAATTTAAAGGTTTTAAAGAATTTAACCCCGTAGGTGTTCTAGCCATTTTTATTTTCTTTATTAATTCTTTCTAATTTATCCATTTCTGCTAATAATTCAGCTTTTTCTTCTTCTGATATACCAAATTCACCTTCATCATTAGTGTTATTAACTGCTCTTTGAATTATAGTAGCCATTTTTATTAATTGTTCATCATTTTTTACACCAATTTCTAAATATTCTTTTATTAAAGGTACTATTAAGGTAGCATCACCTATTTCTTGTATTAAAGGTTTTAACTCACTTATTAAAGATGTAATTTGTTGTTTTTTAGTGGTTTGATTTTCATATATCTCATGTAGAATATCTGAGAATTTTTTATTACCAAATACTATTGAATCTAGTTGTCCCATAATTTTTGATTATAAATATAAAAAATTTTAGCTTTTAAGATGAAAAATAACCACTTTCTGAAAATATAATATATTTTTCTTTGAATACTTTGTATAGTTTATTAGCTATTTTAGTTATTTTAGGAGTTTTTACATCGATCATTTCTCTTATATAGATATAAAGTGCTTTTTTATTAAAAACATCTATAGCATCTCTTTTTCTAAATAATTCTAAAATACAATCAGCTATTTGAGCATCATATTCCTTAGGAAAATAGTCAAAAATATTTGTAGTCATATGTTTTACATATAAATCAACAAAAATAGATAATCTATCCCCTTCTTTATATCCTTTATTAAATAACTCATCTCCAAAATTATTATCTAACTCTACAAATTTTTGTGATGATTGTTCTAATTTAGTATTTAATATAAAAAAGGAATTTTCTCCAATATCCAAATTTTGATGTTTAGATATATCTCCTATATCAATAGATTCTATTTTTTTCTTATAATTTTTTTGGTTATATACTATTAACCATCTTTTTACAATAGTACCAAAATATGAATAAGCTTTTGCTCCTTTACTAGGATCAAACAAATGAATTTTATCTAAAAGAAATACTATAATCTCATGTTGTAAATCTTCTAAATTTTCAACCCCATCTGTATAATAAAACTTAAAAGTGTGTATTATATTTTCAGTTAACTTATAAAAGGGATAATGTATTTCTCTGGAGTATATATTACTTTTAAATAATGAATCTTTACTTGTATTATAAGCAACAATAGCATCTTCTGTTTCTTGAGTAAAATAATTTCTTTTCTGTCTTTTTTTCTTAGCTTCTCTTATTATATTATCCATGTGTCATAGGTTATAAATCTTTAATTTTAAATCCATTTAATAAATCCTGTATTGTCATAACTGTTTTAAAGAAAAAACCTATTTCATCATCACTCTTAAATCTCCCCTGAGCGTCTAATTTTTTTAATCTTACATCTGATACTTCTATTGCTTTAGAAATCTTATTTAAATATTTCATGTATTCAACTAAAATGTCTTCTTGTTGTTCATTCTTTTGCATTAAATTAAAAACTGCAAATCCTAATACTATTACTAATGCTGAAAGAATTGATATTATTATTGTTTCCATATTATAAATTATCTAACATATTTTTTAATCCTGGGCTTGATAGATTACCTAAGGCTTTAGATTTAGTTGTTTTATTAGAATTTATTGAGAAATTATTAGTTTTTACAGGTGTGGGATTTTCAAATTTAGGTAACCACTCTATCTCAAATTCAATTCTAGCTGCCATCATATCTGCTTGATGTAATATAAAAGGTAAAGATGTTCTTGGTTTTTGTTCTGGCATATAACCTTTTAAATATTTATCATTAGCTGAGTCGTATAATCCATCATGAGTTTGGATAGCTACCATCTCATTAAAAGTATACTTAATATCATGTTGTTGGAGAAGAAATAATGATCTATCAGGAACTGCAGAAAATGCTAATTTTTTATTAAACATATAATCCTCTCCTAATTTATCTTTTCTCCATTTATCAGTTTGAGGAATATATGCTTCATGGTCTGCATCACCCATTTTACCTAAATCATGATTAATAGCAGAAAATACTAATTCTTCAATTGTAAAAGTATTAATATCTGCTCCTTCTTCTTTCCATAATTCATATTGTTTAAGAGCACATCTAACTACTCTATTAACATGGTCTATATATCCTCCTGGAAAAGCATTATGATATTCTTTTTTATGTGCTGCTGGCATTAATATTAAACGTTCTTGGAATTTAGTATAAAACGCTAATAATTGTGTTTGTCTATCACCCTTAATATATTTTTTTATATTAGAATGAAATTCTTCCCAATTAGACTGTATTTTTTCTGCTGTTAATTTCATAACCTTTTATTTTTAATTATAGTGTTTCCTCTTCACGTTCAATAAATCTCATTAAATTTGATGAAGTGTCTTGTAATCTTTTAATTACATCCCTAAAATCTTTTATATCGGCATTAGGTCTACTTAAAATGAATAATAATGTTTTAAAATCTCCATCTAGTTTTTCCACCAACCTTATGCATGTGTTTTTATTTCTCATAATTGTTTATTTATTATATTCTATATTTAATCTCTTTATTATTTATCCTTTATATTAACATATGTACCTTAATACCTAATATTAATTTATATCCAAGATATATAAAATATTTGAGGAATCCAAGTTATTCTGAAAGATAATTTAGAATTTTTTGAAGATGTGCACATTTTTCATATTCTTCGGTTTCTATAAAAAAATTAATTCCTAATTTTAATGAAGTATCTAAATATTCATCTGCATAAGTGTTTATTCCCTTTTTATGATCTTTATTATTTAAATCAATTTTTTTTATATAAGACCATGCTTTATTATATGTAACAAACTCCCCAGCTTCTTTAACATCATTTAAATCTAAATCTTTATTAGATTTTTGAAAAAATTTCATTATTTTTTTATTAAAATTTATATGATTTAATATTAATTTTTTATACATCCCAACCCAGTAGATAGGTGTATTTTTAAAATCAATATGTACTTTACCATTATCAATTCCCTCTAAATCATCATTAGGGCTAAATAAGTGAAAAATATTGTCTAGATTTATCATATAGTATAAATATAATACTAATATATAAAAAATCCAAATTACCCCTAAAGGGATCCACCACCACCGGGCTTATACGACTTGCCCTGTTAAATGCCGTTTAGCTAGGGTACCTCTTAGGCAGCCATTGCTAGTTCAACTTGTTCGCCAGTTATGCGTATGATCTTCATTATATCCTTACTTTATGTCAAATACCTGTACATCCCCGTATTTTATTGTTTATATTTAGTGGAGATGGTGGGAATCGAACCCACGTCCAAAAAAGCAGCTAATATAACTATAAACGATCAAATATAAATATTATACATTCCAATCCTCCTCAGCAATTTGCAATGCTAAAAGGGGAGACATACTTCCATCTGATTTAGACATAGTTACTAAAGCATAATACATAACTTCAGTTAATTTTTGTTGTTTATTTACTCTATCTAATATTTGAGATATTTCTATTATCTCATCACTCCCTACTTTATCTAAAAACTCTTCTTGAAATTTATCCATTTTATTTATTTATTTATTAAAATCTGCATCAAAGAAAAACATTTGCCATAATCTACCTGTTTCTATACTATGACCAAAGTACCCCATTGAACTGTGAATAGATTGCCCATCAAAAATTACCATCCTATTATAAACATTTCCAAATGTATCAACATCCTCATATAAGGTTCCATCTACAAAAGTTTCCTGTTGGGGAAAATAATCAAATATGTTGTCACTTTGAGATGTGTGATATATTTTAGATTTTTTATTTGCAACAACTTTAGTACCTGTTTCAAATGGTGCATTTGGTGTAAGAAATATCATAGCAGCCCATTGTTGAGAATCTGCATGGTAAACTAAAGGTGGAACATTTCCACTACAAAATCCACTTTGGAATACCCCACAAATAGAATAAACATCAGCCCAATTAGTAATATTACAACCCATTGTTTCTTCAATTTTTTCTTTAACTCCATCAAATATAAATTGTTTTCTAGTTCTCCAACCAACTCCTCCATGACCCTTATCCCAATACATTTGTTCTAATGCATATTGTCTAACAGCATCGGGATCTTTATAAAAATCATCAATTACCCATGCTCTTTTTTTCATTTTTTTATTTACCTTAAATTTATTAGTTGTAATTATCCCCCAATCGGAATTATTATCTGAGTCTTTAAATTTAATTTTTGTCATTTTTGTTTTTTATTAAATTAATATATTTTTTTAAAATCCTAAATATTTATTTCTTATATAATCTAAATCCCATGAAGTATAAGAATTAAAATATTCTTTATTATTAAAGGGATATTTACAAGGAGATAATTCCCCCCAATTTTTTCCCCATTTTTTAGTTAAATACTCATAATTTTTTTTATCAACCCTATCTAATTTTTCTTTTATTTGAGGTTCTTCCTTAGATGTCTGTTGACCATTTTTTTCATAATTAATACAATCAGCTATTTCTTTTCCGTGTAAATAAGTATTATCTAATCCTCTACAAACTTTTGGGTCTAAATTTAAAATTCTCATTATATAATCTGTATCTTCTCCATAAGCAGGATATAAATTTTCATCAAATAACCCTACAATTCTCACCCCCATTTCAGTTATAGCAAATAAATCATATGTACCTACATTATTTACACCAGCTCTAGGATGAATCATACTTATCTCCTTATCTTGAGCCATATCTGAAAATTCTTTTAACAAACCCGGTGAAAAAGCAACATCATGGTTAGAAATTATCCAATAGGGCTCCATTAAAAATGATTTTATAATTAAATTCCAAGCTGCTGGGACTCCTAAATTGGTAGGTAAATGTGTAATGTGTATATTTTTAATAAATTTGTTAGCTATATTTTTTAACTTATCTAATTCTTCATTAATTTCTCCCCTTCCGTTATTATTAATTATAAATAAATTATCTACAGGATAATCAATTGATAACATTAATCTTTTTACCCAATGAACTCCATTTACTACTGGAACCCCAATAACAGGTATACTTTTTCTATCTTCCATCT